ATGAAAAGAATCCACGTCGCAATCCTCGCAATCCTTGCATTGGCATCATCGGTAATCATTGCCCATGCAACGGGCAGTCTCGAACACACCCAAGGGGTCCTCTACTCTTCGGGCGATCCCATCCAGCAGTGCTCTCCACAGGCCACGCTCCCGGCCAAAACGCTCGGAACAAAATATTTTGCCAACTACACCACGGCCTCCCTTAACTGCATGGACGTCTACGGCTACACCGGCACTCAGTCGGTCCCGTCGCAGGTACCCATCAAATTCCGCATCGGCGGCTTTGTTACGGGCACGGAAACCGACTTCGGCATTGTCGGTTCGGCCGGCAAGATCTTCTGGCCGGCATCCGGGGTCACCAAGATCGGTTTCCAGGCATTTAGCTCCGCCAACAATACGACGAAAGTCAGCGGCGCTTCCCGGTAATCGAAGCTACCACCCCCAGCCCCTCCTGAACCAGGAGGGGAGGAAAAACACCCAGATCTTCCCCCTCCTTGATAAGGGGGTCAGGGGGTGGTCGAATAATCATTAACCTGTAAGAAAGGAGCAACATCATGGCAGTTATCGGCAGCAACAGCTCGACCCTCATCGATGTGGCGAACAGTCTCGATCCGGACGGCAGGGTCGCGAGAGTCGCGGAACTTCTCAACCAGACCAATGCGCTTCTGGAGGACATGCCCTTTATCGAATCCAACATGGAGACCGGGCACCGTTCCGTGGTCCGCACCGGCCTCCCCTCCGCCACCTGGCGCAAGCTGTACCAGGGCATTCAGCCGTCAAAATCCACCCGCACCCCGGTAGTCGATACCTGCGGCATGCTGGAGGCACGAAACCATGTGGATAAGGACGTGGCGGAACTAAACGGCAACACGGCCGCCTTCCGGCTGTCCGAAGGTATAGCCGAGGTGGAGGCCATGAACCAGACCATGGCCCAGACCTTGTTCTACGGCGATACCACGATCAACCCGGAGCGCATCAACGGCCTCACCCCCCGTTACAACACGATTTCCTCCACGGTGCCGATCTCCCACAACGTCATCAACGGCGGCGGCGCCGGCTCCTCGAACACCTCCATCTGGCTCGTTGTCTGGGGTGAAAACACCGTCTTCGGCGTCTACCCCAAGGGGAGCCGGGCCGGGCTGGTGCACGAAGACCTGGGTCTTGAAGACGTGCTCGACGGTAACGGCGGCTTCTACCGGGCGTACAAGGATTGGTGGCAGTGGAAAAACGGCCTGGTGGTCAAGGACTGGCGCTATTGCGTCCGTATCTGCAACGTCGATGTCAACAACCTGACCACCGAATCATCGGCGGCCGACATCATCAAGCTGATGATCAAGTCGATCCACCGCATCCCGTATCTCACCATGGGGCGCCCGGTATTCTATGCCAATCGCACCGTGCGCGAGATGCTGGACATCCAGGCGCTCAACAAATCCAATTACGTCCTGGCGATCAAGGAAGCGGCCGAGCAGTTCAAGACCACCTTCATGGGGATCCCCATCAAGACCTGCGACCAGCTGCTGTTGACCGAAGCCAAGGTATCTTAAAGGCGGTAGTAGGCTGAAGGCTGAAGGCTGAAGGCTGAAGGTTCAACCCTCCGTCCTCAGCCCTCAGTCCTCGGCCCTCAGTCCTCGGCCCTCAGTCCTCGGCCTTCAGCCTTCAGCCCTTGACCATCAGCCTACAAAGAAAGGAGCACCCAATGATTCTCGATTCCTCCCTTCAGCTCGCACTGACCCAGGCCGTCACCGCGACCGCTCTTTCAACCAACGTCATCGACATCGGCTCGGCCCGCAATATCGGCGCCGGTGATGATCTTTACCTCTACATCCAGACCAACACCGCCGCCGCTGCTGCCGGCAACGCCACGGTCAACTTCCAGTTGCAGACCTCGCAGGCGCAGGCCTTGACATCGCCGGTCACCGTGCTCGACTCCGGCGCAATACCCATCGCCTCCCTGGGCGCCAACAGCTGCCTGAAGCTTAAGCTCCCCACGTCGCCGGCGTTTCAGGAGTTCCTTGCCCTGAATTTCCTGGTCACCAACGGGCCGCTCACGGCCGGGGCGTTCTCCGCCACGATCACTCGGAACGTGGATGACTCCGCCGTGTATCCGTCGGGCTTCAATATTATATAAATCCTGTAGGGGCGCTGCTTGCAGAGCCCTGAGGTTGGCTACCACCCCCGACCCCTCCTGAACCAGGAGGGGAGGAAAAACATCCAGATCTTCCCCCTCCTTGATAAGGAGGGGGTTAGGGGGTGGTGGAACAGTTCATCTCTCAACAAAGGAGTTTCAAATGGCGCGTTATCGTGCAAACAAACTCGGCTTCGACGGGAAGCAGCTCCGCGAGCCCGGCGAGGAGTTCGACTTCGACGGTGAACCGGGGCACTGGATGGATGCCCTGGATGCCTCCGGCCGGACGAAGAAGGACATCTTGGCCAAGGCATCGGAAGGTCACGGTAAGTAGGGGCGCTTGTGCCCTGGGTAGGCTACCACCCCCGGCCCTTTAGGCCCCAGAGGGTCCTCCTGAACCAGGAGGGGAGAAAAAACACCCAAGTCTTCCCCCTCCTTGATAAGGGGGGCAGGGGGTGGTCGAACTGAAAGGTAACTAACCATGTCCGTCACATCCGACGTCCAAATCTGCAACATGGCCCTGGCCCACTGCGGGGTGACTACCCTGATCGCCGACCTGGCCGAATCCAGCCAGCAGGGCGAGCTGTGCAATCTTTTCTACGAGCCGACGCGGAACAAGGTATCGCAGGCCATTCCCTGGCCGTTCGCCCGCAAATACGCTCCATTGCAGGACATTGGTTCGCCCCCGGCGAATTGGGGGTTTCGCTACCTCTACCCCACGGATTGCCTGAAGTTCCGCAACATCGTCAACAACGGCTATGTCCCTTTTTTGCCCGGTTTTTACCCTGGGTATCATGCCGACTTCACTCTATGCCTGCCCCCCCGGGCGCCGTTTTCGATCGGGCTGGCAACCGACGCCAGCTCCAGGGTCATCTATAGCAACGTGGCCGCGGCCCAGGGGGAGTACACGGTTCTGGTCACCGATCCGACCCTGTTCCCGCAGACGTTCGTCAACGCCCTTGCCTGGGCCTTGGCGGCGGAGATAGCCATTCCCCTGACCACGGACATGCAGCGGGCGCAACTGGCGCGGACCATGTATATGACAGCGATCCTTGAGGCCGGGGCGGACCTGCTGAACGAGAACGCGGACGGCCCGCAGCCGGAGAGTGATTTTATCAGGTGCAGAAGATAAAAGAGTGAAGGGCGAAGAGTTAAGAGTGAATAAAAGAGATTCTAAGATTTCACCCTTCACTCTTCGCCCTTCACTCTTAAGGAGTTAAAATGGGTCAGGGAATACCGCAAGTCACGTTCGCCTCGGGAGAACTTTCGCCCGCACTGTACGGCCGCATCGATCTGGCCAAGTACTTCAGCGGCCTGGCGGAATGCCGCAACTTCATCGTCAGGCCGACCGGTGGGGTGGACAACCGTCCCGGCACCGCGTTCATAGCCTGTGTCAAGGACAGCACCACCAAGGTCCGGCTGATCCCCTTTTCATTCTCCACCACCCAGACCTATGTGTTGGCGTTCGGCAATCAGTACCTGTGGGTCTTCATGAACGGGGGCCAGGTGCTCTATCCTGCCGGCAACGCGCTGGCCGGACAGGTCGTGGAGGTCGCCACCCCCTATCTCGCCGCCGATCTGCCGCTTCTGAAGTTTACCCAGTCCGCGGACGTGATGACCATCACGCACCCCGATTACCCGACCCAGCAGCTCTCCAGGACCGAGCACTGGGCATGGTCGTTCGCCCGGTTCGCCAACGTCAACGGGCCGTTCCAGGACACCAACATCGACGAAAGCGTCACGGTGTACGCCTCGGGCCTGTCGGAAACCGTGACCGTCACCGCCAATACGGCGCTGTTCACGTCCAGCATGGTCGGGATGCTGATGTACATCGAGGAGGCGCCGGACGCCACGACGCCCGTGTGGGAGGTGCAGCAGACGATCGTGCTCAACCAGGTCGTCCGGGCCGGGCAGTACTACTACCAGGCCATGACCGCCGGCGTCACCGGCACGGTCATGCCCGACCACACGCAAGGGACCGCGTGCGACGGCAATCCCGGCGTTTCCTGGAAGTACCTGAACTCGGGTTCCGGGATCGTCCAGATCACAGGTTTTACCTCGCCGGCCTCCGTCACCGCCAACGTGCTGACCCAACTCCCCCAGAACGTGGTCTCGGTCACCGTCCCCCAGCAGATCGCCAATGTAACGCCGGGCGGCGGCTACGGTTTTTTCTACGTGGTCGTCACGATCCCGGCGCATGGGTATGCGGACGGCAGCTCGGTCGTTATCGCGGGGGTGAACGGCACGCAATGCAACGGGGCATGGGTCATCCACGTCATCGATTCCAACAATTTCAAACTCGTCGGCTGCGTCAGCGAATCCATCTATCACGGGGGCGGGACCTGTTCCAGCTCCGTGGTCGCGGTCCCCACCTACTTATGGGCCTTTGAATCGTGGGGCGGCAACAAGTCCTGGCCGGGCACGACCGCCTATTACCAGCAGCGGCAGTGCTTCGGCGGCTCCGCCGACTTTCCGCAGACCATCTGGATTTCCCGGACGGCCGGGTATCTGGATTTCGGGCAGAACGTAGTGCTTTTGGACGACGATGCGATCACCTTCACCGTGGCGTCCAGGGAGGTCAACTATGTGCGCCACATGATCGAGATGACGGACCTGATCGTTCTTACCTCCAGCGGGGAATGGATCGTCCAGGGCGCCGCGAACGGCGTGCTGACCCCCTCCGCGATCAGCGTCAATCGCCAGGGGTACAACGGCTGCTCCGACGTGCCCCCCATCGTGGTCAACTATACCATCATCTACATCCAGTCGAAAGGGTCCCAGGTCCGGTCCCTGTCCTACCAGTTCCAGACGAATTCTTATGTCGGAGAAGACGTGACCGTCATGTCGTCGCACCTGTTCCAGGGCCACACCATCCTGGAATGGGCGTTCCAGCAGATTCCCTTTTCGTGCATCTGGGCGGTGCGCGACGACGGCGTGCTGCTCGGGTTCACCTATATGCAGGAGCAGCAGGTTGCCGCCTGGCACAGGCACGATACGGACGGGCTGTTCGAATCGGTCTGCACGATCGTCGAGGGTAATGTGGATGCCGTGTACGTGGTGGTGAACCGCACGATCGGCGGCCAACGGAAACGGTATGTCGAGCGGTTTGACAACCGGCAGTTTACCGATGTTACGGATGCGTTCTTCGTGGATGCCGGATTGTCCTGGTCGGGCGCCCCGGCAACGGTATTCTCGGGACTGGATCATCTGGAGGGACAGACGGTCTCGATCCTGGCCGACGGCAACGTCCACCCCCGGCGGGTGGTTGCGGGAGGGTCGGTCACGCTCGATTACGCGGCCTCGGACGTTCACATCGGCCTGCCGATCACGGCGGAGATCGCGACCCTCAACCTGAGCGTACCGGGCCAGAATGTCCTGGACAAGAAGAAGCTCATCAGCAAGGTGTCGCTGATCTGCCAGTCCTCCCGGGGGATCATGGCCGGCCCGGACAGTGACCATCTGCGGCAGTACAAGGACCAGAGCGGCGTGCTGGGCACAGGCAGTCCGATACCGGTGCAGACAGGCATGTTCGAGATCCTGACCCAGGCCGCGTGGGACAAGAACGGCACCGTTACGGTGCAGCAGACGGATCCGCTGCCCCTGTCCATACTGGCCGTGATTCCCGATGTGGCTGTTGGCGGGACGTAAAAACCTTCCCTCCCCCAGCGGGGGAGGGTCAGGGAGGGGGAATAAGTGCAAGATCAAATGATCCCCCCTCCTAACCTCCCCCCGCTGGGGCCTAAAGGGGACCGAGGGGGATTTGCCTTTGATATTTAAAAGCAAATCCCCCCTGACCCCCCTTTGCAAAGGGGGAAACTATTTATCGGTTCGGACATCCAGGATGTCCATAGGAGGAACCCAGAATGACGCAGCCCGATCAAGTAACCTATATCTTTTACAGCGGAGTGCTCGGCGTTCTGGGCTGGATAGGCCGGTCGTTGATGCACCTGGTCAAGGAGGTCAAGGCGGTCAGCCTGATCGTCCGGACCTGCCCCAACTGCCGGGACACGGTCACCAGGATCAACGAGGCGGATACGCATCTATGAAAACCGAGGTTGAGAGTAGAGAGATGAGAGATGAGGTCGCAACCTTCAACCCTCAACGCTCATCTGCCGTTATCGTGCCGGCAACGGCGGAGCATATCCCGGCAATAGCGGCCGACCTGCGCGAGGCGGACCGGGAGGAGTTGCGGGCCGTGGGGTGCATGGACCCGCTGGATTGCATGTTCCACGGTCTGGCGCACTCGGAGAAAGCCTGGACCGGGTTGATCGACGAAGAGCCGGTTTGCATGTTCGGTGCGGTGCCGGCCTCGATCCTGGGCAACGTGGGGCGTCCCTGGATGGTGGGGACGAACCGCCTCGATAAACATCCGTTGGTATTCCTCCGTCGTTGCAAGAGGGAGGGGTGCCTGGGAGAGATGCGGGAGCGCTTCGACGTGCTTACGAACTACGTGGACGTGCGGAACACGCGGGCAATCGAGTGGTTGATGTGGCTGGGGTTCGATGTCAGGTTCGAGCCGGTAAGGATCGGGCCGTACAAGATGCCGTTTTTGCGATTTGAGATGAGAGGCTTAAATGATGTCGGCTACCACCCCCCGAACCCCTCCTAAACTAGGAGGGGGAAAACTTGGCGTTTTTCCTCCCCTCCTAGTTTAGGAGGGGCCGGGGGTGGTAGAAATAATGGGTGGCAAAGGGTTATCAACAGGGAGTTACCAATGACCGTATCCAATACAGTACGCACCGCGACGATCAACGGCGACGGCACGACCGGGCCGTTCCAGTTCGTTATCTATTTTCTGGCGAACTCCGATATCGCGGTGACCAAAACCAGTGTTGCCGGAATCAACAGTCAGCTTGCCGAAGTGCGGGATTATACGTTGACCGGCGCCGGGTCGCCCATGGGTGGCGTCATAACGCCCGTCGTTGCGTTGCAAACCGGCGAAACGCTCACTATTGCCCGTGTTCTGCCTCTGTTGCAGTGCGTCGATTTGAGCAACCAGGGGGCCGTGTTCCCGGAGACCCTGGAAACGGCGCTCGACCGGTTGACCATGATCGCCCAGCAGCAACAAACACAAATAAACAACAATGCAGGTCCGCAAGGCCCGCAGGGTGTCGTCGGCGCTCAAGGCCCACAAGGCAGCACGTATGGTGTGCAAGGCCCGCAAGGTTCAGCGGGCTCGCAGGGACCGCAAGGGTCAACCGGCGCGCAAGGTCCATCCGGGCCTGGCGGCAATCAAGGCTCGCAAGGGTTGACGGGAAGCCAGGGTTATCAAGGGAACGCAGGCCCCCAGGGACCTCAAGGGGTCCAGGGCTTTCAAGGCTACCAAGGGGCGCAGGGGATCAGCGGCACCCAGGGGGGCACCGGCGTCCAAGGGCCGCAAGGGGCGCAAGGCTATCAAGGCCCGCAGGGGGTTACTGGCCTCAGCGGCTATCAAGGTCCGCAAGGAACGCAGGGAACTCCGGGCTTGGGATTGACGGCAATCGGCACGCCGTGGACTTCCGGACAAAACTGGGTTGTTTCGAATGCTCCGAGTTACAACGGCAATATGTACGTCTGCATCGAAAATATTACCGGCTCAACGACTCCGCCGTCATCCGACACGACGCATTTCGTGCTTTTGGCCGCTCAAGGCGCCCAAGGGACGACGGGAGCCACGGGTTCTCAAGGGCCGCAGGGATACATGGGGTATCAGGGGTACAGCGGCCCCCAGGGGAATCAAGGTAACCAGGGATCGCAGGGTCCGCAAGGCGTCCAGGGCAACGTGGGCAGCCAAGGGGCGGCCGGTTCCCAAGGTGTGCAAGGCGCGGCAGGACCCCAGGGAGTTATCGGGCCGCAAGGATTATCCGGATCGCAGGGACCCATGGGTAGCCAGGGGTATGCCGGCAGCCAGGGCGCGCCCGGTTCCCAGGGAGCGGCAGGTGCGCAGGGAGCGCAAGGCACCATCGGCCCTGAGTTTACGACGGAACAGTACGCGCTTACGACAACTCCGGGGTCTTGGGCTTCGATAAACGTCGGCAATGTGACGGCAGGAGACAGGATTTTGGTGACGGGAATGTTTAGCATCTCGGGCGGTTCGTCATCCACTGTGGCCGGTTCGATCTGGACTTCGGGGACGGCTACCGTGTCTTTTTGCGGCCCATCCGGGTCATTGCCCGCGATAACGACACCTCAAGTCCCGGCTGCCACAGGTCTTATCGATTGCGGCCTTTCCGGAGTCGTATGCGTGAATGCGAGCGGTACGTTAACACTGAGCGGGGAACTCTCGTATGGCGGAACGCCCTCCAGTTACGCAATCTATATTTATTCGGTGTTCTACAGGAAACAATAAAAAGCGGATGAGAGATGAGGGATGAGGGATGAGTTCTCTACCTTCTCCCCTCGTCTCTCAACCGATTTAAAAAGGAGCTGCCTTGAGAATTTCCATCTTCACGCCGACTCACGACCCGAAATACCTCCACGAGGTTTACGGCAGCATCAAGGGACAGGATTTCTTTGAGTGGGTGGTGTTGTACAACAATGGCGCGGTCCCGGTAGGTTTCACGGACCCGCGGGTGAAGGAAGTCATTACCGATGCAACGGTGCTGGGGGTTGGCCGGTGCAAGCGGGTTGCCTGCGATAACTGCACCGGGGATATCCTCGTCGAGTTGGACCACGACGATCTGCTCGCCCCGGATGCCATTGAGGAAATCCGCAATGCTTTTATTGAAGATTGGGAAGTTGGGTTTGTCTATTCCAATGCTCTGATGGCCCGAATGGATGGGGGCGCACATGAACGCTTCAATCAGGATCACGGTTGGGAATATCGAAGAACCAATTTCCGGGGACGGCTGCTTGATCAGCCCATAGCCTTTGAGGCGACTCCGGCCAGTGTGTCCAGGATCTGGTATGCCCCGGATCATGTCCGGGCTTTTAGTAAAGAAATTTACGACCACGTGGGCGGGTATGATTCCGAACTTGAAGTCCTCGACGATCAGGACCTGATGTGCCGGATGTACCAACTGACAAAGTTCCGCCACATCGACAAGGGGTTGTACGTCTACCGGGTCCACGGCGACAATACGTGGCTCAACAGGAATCAGCAGATCCAGGAAGGTGTCTGGCCGCTGTACGACAAGTACATCGAACCCATGGCATTGAAATGGGCCGACGATTGCGGGCTCTTAAAGCTCGACCTTGGCGGGCGTCTGAACAGGCAAAGCCGGTATATCTCCGTTGACCTGAAGGATGCCGACCAGAACTGCGACCTGAACGGCGAATGGCCGTTTGCGGACGGCTCGGTCGGAGTCGTCAGGGCATTCGATGTCTTTGAACATCTGAAAGATCCGCTGCACACGATGAAAGAACTTCACAGGATCTTGGCACCGGGCGGATACGCGTTTATCCAGGTGCCGTCAACGGACGGACGCGGAGCTTTCCAGGATCCGACACACGTTTCCTTCTGGAACGAGAATTCGTTTCTCTACTACACGGACCGGAACTGGTCGCAGTACATCGATACTCCGGTGAGGTTTCAGGCGATGAGGCTGTACACGGCCGGGAAAAACGAGCAACAGGTTTGCTGGACCGTGGCCCATCTGGTTAAAGTGGCGGACGGGCTGCCGGGGGTCATAAGGATATAAACCGAGATTGACTACCACCCCCGGCCCTTCCTGAACCAGGAGGGGAGGAAAATTCCCCCTCCTGGTTCAGGAGGGGGTCAGGGGGTGGTAGATAACATGCATGAGGAGGTTGCAATGATCAGACCGGCAAAACTGGACGATATCCCCGACCTGGTGGGGCTGGGACGGATGTTTCATGCTTCGACGCGGCTGGCCGGGCTGGCGCCCTATGACAAGCACTGCGTAGCCGATCTGCTGTCCGGGATGATCCATTCGAGAAAATCCGTGGTGCTGGTGATGGAGCGGGACGGCGTTGTCGTGGGCGGCATCTGCGGGGTGATTGTCCCGGCCTATTGGAATCGTTTTGTCTTGATCGGCCAGCAGTTCGCGTGGTTCGTTCATCCGGATCACCGGGGGAAGACGTCTTTGAAGCTCTTGGATGGATTCGAGCGGGAATGCATGCAACGGGGAGCCCGGCTTATTTCGTCGGGCGCCAAGCATGACGCACACTTCGAGGGGATGGATGCCGTGCTGACGCGCCGTGGTTATTTTGAATTGGAAAGTATGTATTTGAAAAGAGTGACGGGTGAAGGGTGAAGGGTTACGGTTTTATTTCACACTTCACTCTTCACATTTCACTCTTCCCAGGAGGTTAAGGGATGCCGGCATTACCAATAGTAGCAGCGGTTGCGGCGATAGCCGGTACCGGGATGGCTGCGTACAGCTCCATATCGGCCGGGCAAAACGCCCGTTCAACGGCGAATTACAACGCCCAGGTCGCGCGGACGGCAGCGACCAACGCAGAGAACACCGGCGCCATCGCGGCGGCGGAGCACGATCAGCAGACGCGGCAGATGATCGCCCGACAGAACGCCACCATGTCGGCATCCGGGTTGGATACCTCTTCCGGTTCTCCGTTGGACATCCTGACCGGTACGGCCGGCATGGGCAAGCTGGATTCGCTCCGGCTCCTCAACAACGCCCAACGGACCGCTTCAGGCTATCAGGCCCAGGCCGGGCTCGACCTGTTCCAGGGGAATGCGGCCCAGAACGCTGGGTACTTCAATGCCGGCGGTTCGGTACTGGGCGGCCTCGGGAGTTCCATCACCGGGTATTATGGGACCAGGAATGCCATGGCGCAGGGTGGCGATGATTAGGATTCGTAGGGGTGCATTGCATGCGCCCAATTGGGCTACCACCCCCGACCCCTCCTGAACCAGGAGGGGAGAAAATACACCCAGATTTTCCCCCTCCTAGTTTAGGAGGGGGGCAGGGGGTGGTAGATCCATCAACCTTGTTAACAGGAGCCCACCATGCAGCCAATCCCGACATACGACAACCCGACCGTGGGGATCGCCCCGGTCGCCACGCCGCAAGCCACACCGCTCGGACCGGCAGACTTCGGCGCCGGGCTTGGCGCGGGTCTTCAGGATGTCTCGAAGGCCCTGGACGTCATGGCCACGCACTATAACCAAGCCCAGGTGCTGGGGGCAGTAAATCAGGCCACGGATGCCTATCAACAGCTTGCCCATGACCAGGCCATCGATCCGGATACCGGCCAGCCGAGTGGGTATCTGCTGCGCCAGGGAAAGGCAGCGCAAGGGCTGGAGCAAGAGTTGAATGACGATATGCGGGAAAATTTGGACCCTATCCGTGCGGGTCTGGACAACGACATGCAACGGGCGGCCTTCGACCAGATCATGTCTAAAAAAATGGATGTATGGCGTACAGCGGTTGGCGAGCATGAGTACAAGGAGAATATGGCACAGAGCGCGCTTGAGACAAATGCGTCTGTAAACCTGTCTCTGAACGGCATTGCCCAGGATTTCCAAAACCCGGACATGGTCAGCAACTATATCGACACCGGTGTCAAATCCATCGTATCCAACGCGGTGCTGAATGGCCAGGATCCTAACGGGGACGTTGTCCGGAATATGGTCTCCCAGTACGAGTCCTCAGCCCACAAGACGGTTATCGACTCCCTGATCAAGACCGGCCAGGCGACCACGGCCATGAAGTATTTCGACGAATTCGACAAAGGCGAGCCGGCAACCGACGACGATGGGAATGCCATGCCCGGCACCGAGGGTTCTGTGTTCACCAAGCAGGACCGGGAAACGATCATCTCCTACCTGAAGCCGCTTTCCGACGCCCAAAAGGTGGCAACGGCGGCGGATAGGTATTACCGGCAGGGAGGGAACATCTTCGATGCCATGGGGCATGCAAAGGATGCTTTCCCGGATGATCCGGCGATGCAGCAGGAATTCCGGCAGGCGGTGATCGGCCGGGCGTCCCAGTATCAATCCGCCGTGGGTGAAGCGGTCAAAAACGCCAACAACACCATCTACCAGGCCATGATCGCCAACCCCGGCTCTACCCTCGACCAGTTGGCGGCGGATCCGAACGTCACGGACGCGATCAAGACCATGACCACCTATGATGCCCACAGCCTCTCCACCATCAAGGACGCCCTGGACGCCCAGGCCGGGAAGGCCCAGGGAGATGCCCTCATCCAGGCCATCGATCGGAAGCTGAACGATATGACCGCGGCCGGCCAACATCCTGGCTCCGCCATCACCAAGTGGCCGGAGTTCCAGGCCTTGAACGAGTTGGACGCGGAACGGGCGAAACAGCTCCTTGAGCACGAGGTGGGGCAGCAGATGGCCTCTGTCCAACACCGCAAGTCCCTGGCCCTGATGGATCAGCAACAGCAGGTCATTGCCCGGCAGCAGAAACAGGCCACGCAGTTCGCCCGGATCATAGGCAATCCGGCCGCATTGCAGCAAGCAAATCCCATAGGACTTAGGGCCATCGGCGCCATCGATGCCGAACAGGCCTCCATGCTCACGGAATTGCAAAAGAGGAACGCCGATCAGGCCAAGGGTGTGCCCGTGTCCTGGTCCGCGGATTCGATCAACAAGACGGTCAAGGGTCTGCTCGGGTACAAAGGCACCCTCAGCTCCGATCAGGAGCAGATCGTGGAGAACGGCGCAGCCAGTTTCGGCACGTACCTGTTTCAGCGGGAGCAGGCCGGAGGGCCGATGAATCCGGTGCAGGTGCAGCAGGTGGCCCAGGATTGGGTGAAACAGCCTGCCATGATCACGTCGCTTCTGTCCAACACGGCGACCGAGGTGCCGTTGGGCGACGCGTTAAAAACACCTGACCGGTTCCTGGGGACCTCCGATGCGTACCGTCAGGTGTATGCGGTCGCCAGGAAGAACAATATTCCGCTTACCGTCGGGCAGGCCCGGAAGGCCGCGGCCGGGGTCGTGGCCGGAGGGATAAGATAATTCAAAAATTAATACATTTGGACGTGGCTTCACGCGGATAACATCAGATAAATTCTGATAACAATCTGATTTTAATCCGAAGTTATCAGATTTGATCCGCGTGAAACAGATTAATCAGCGTTCCATTATCATCAAGGAGTTTCATGTGGATGATTCCGGAGTACTCTCGATCATAAATCAGGTAACCAACCAGGGGCAAGCAACGGCCGCCCTCCCGGCGGTGCTGTCCCAGGCGGCCCAGTCCGGCACGACTCCCGACCAGGAAGCCGAATGGCAGCGCCTGGCCAAGGAAAGCAACGTGCCGGTCGGGCTGATCAGAAACGGCGCTCCAATCAAGCTTATGCAGTTGCAGCAGCAGGGGGCCTCGCTGCCGGCAACCAACCCGGTCACGGCCCGGACGCTCATGGACCCCGACAATGCCGCGGTGGCCCATGACGATATCGGCACCTTGACCCGGTTGGAAGATCTGGCGAAAAACGGTTTCGTCGGCCAAGGCAATGGACCGGTATCGGCGTTGCAGTTCGGGACCGCGCGGGATCAGGCCGAGGCAAATTACTTTGCCCGGGAGTACGGGACGAAACCGTTCCAGGCAATCCAGGGGGGCACGGGCAAGCTGGTCACCAAGCTGGCGTTCCCGGTGGCGGCGGCGGTGGACGCGGTCGACGGCAATGACGATTACAAGGAATTCGCTTCGCAGCTCTATGATGCGTTCAGCGATATCCAGAGACAGTCGGCGGCGGCGCCGGAGCAGGGGTTCGGCGGCAAGCTCTTCCGATCCCTGGAGGAACTGGCGCCCATGGTGCTGTCCGGCGGCGCCGGGCTCGGGAATATCGTGGGTCAGGCGGTCAACGATAAATACGACGATCTGACCGCCAAGGGTGTCGATCCGGATACGGCCACGGCCCTGGCGCTCAAGGCCGGCATGTCCGCCTACGCCATGACGAAGCTGCCGTTTGGAGGCACCTCCTTATCGAACAGTCTGGTCAGGGGCGCCCTGCTTAATCCGGCATTCGGGGTTCTGGACCGCGCCCTGGACAAGGCCGGGTTGAACTATGTGGGATACGACCAGCAGGCTGACGCAATCAACCTGAAGGATCCGGAGCAGATCGCCCATGATATGGCGCTCGGCCTGCTGTTCGGGGCTCAGCATGCCATCGAAACCGGGAGGCCGATGATGGGAGACGGCCTGATGGATAGCCTGCTGCCGTTTTATGACCAGTACCAGGCCGGGCGGCGGGCGGATGCGCTCACCGAGATCGGCAGGATCGTCCAGGACAGCAAGGTCAATAACCGGGCACCTGACCTGGTGCAACAGCATTTGAGCGACGTGGCCGCGGAACATGCCGGTATCGACAATGCCTATGTTCCGGTGAACCGGTGGAATGAATTGTTTCAGTCCGCCGGGCTCGATCCTGCTGCGGTAGCCGATCAAATGCTCACCAATCCCGAGGCGTACCACGAGGCGAACAAGACCGGTTCCGATATCGTCATCCCATTCGGAGAGTTCACCGGGAAGCTGTCAAGTCTCGATCAATACGGCGAGTTGGTGAAGGATGCGAAGCTGTCCCTGTGGGATACCTCCCTGCGCGAGGCGGAAGCCCACGCCCAGGCGGTAAGGGACAATGCCGATAACGCCGGCGGCTTCATCGACACGTTGAAAAACATGTTTGCCCGGTCACAGGAAGCGGTCAAGGGTAACGAGTCGTACGGCAAGGTTTATGATGATCTGGTGGGCCAGCAGTTGGGGATCGGCACCGAACGCAGCACGGCGGAACACAACGCCCAACTGGTCGCCAATGCCTTCCGGGTCATGGGAGATCGTGCCGGCGTCGATCCTTATGAGTTGTATTCGAACTATAACCTCAAGCTGGCCCGGCCCATGGATGCGGCGCCGCCGGATCGGATCAGCGTAGACAGGTCCATTCCCAATCAAAAGAACATTGCCGATGCCAAAGAAAATATTTCAGAACTGTATGATCTGGCTATAGGCACAACCAATGAAAACAGGAAAATAGATATTGCCCCGGTTCCTGACTGGAAAGTTAAGGCCGTGGCGGACGCGGTTGCAATAGATGGTTACAGGCATCAGGTGGATACGTATTCCATAAGACACACGTTGCGACAGCATGGAGACAGTGTCAGAGAACTAAAAAGCGGGCAATTGCGGATCACAAAGGACGATATTCTCTCCATACCTGAAACAGTGCTGTCGCCGGACTCGATTGCCTATGGAGTAAAGAACGGCCGTGGACAGGATTTGATCGCTTCAGTCAAGCGTATGCCGGATGGGACTTTGTTGCTCGTAGAGGAGGCGAGGACGGGGAGAAAAACATTATCGATGGCGAGTGTAAGGAAGTATCCCGCCGCGAAAGATTCTGATTCAGTTGCCCGAACCCTGCTTTCTAACGCCCGAAGCGACGGCGGGAATCCTAAAATTAAAATAGTTCAACCAGAGGATAATGTCAAGCGCGACATTATCCGTCCCGACGGCAATAGTGCAGATTCGAAGTTGTCCGATGTTACTGTTTTTCTCCAGTCGTCTGTCAATCGCCTTGCCGCCGATGGTGTCAGAGAGTTGTATCAATCCGGAAAGCCGCCCGTTTCAGAGATCACCGGCAAAGAACTTTCAGATTATCTTGACGCCGACAACGTGATGAAGGAGGCGCGGGCTTATTTCAGGGAAAACCTGCAAGACCGGGTGGTTTCCCGCGATGGCTTCGGTGACGTGCGTGTCCGCGCCGTGAAATGGGAAAATGTGAAATGGGCATTAAAAACCAACCTGCTAAAGGCACAGTTGATACCCGCAATTCCGGACATCATCAAGAACGGCGAATATCTTGGGCGTGAGAACCTCTCCAGGAAGCGCAAAGGCGACGTGGTTGCGTTTCATTTTTTGGTGGGTGACGTCCTCTTGGATGGTAAGCGGATCAAAACAGGGGTGGCGGTTGCGGAGGATTCCGGGGGGAATCTGATCTACAACTTCACCCATGATACGGATGCTCTTTGGGTGAAATCAAAGGCACCACTTTTACCCGGGTCAGAAGCCGGGGGCGCGGAGCCTTCTAGAGGTGACGAATCGTCTGCCCTCGGAGAAAATATCCCGAATGCGGGTGATCGCGCCAATATCAAAATCATTGATATCGAACCAAGTGAAGCAACCGCAGCAACCACACCCCCCAACAACGACGACCATGTAAAAAAGGTTGTTACCGGTGTCCTTCATTCCGCAATCACCAGAATCGAAACCCCCGCCGACGCCGCCCACATCGCCTTTCCCCTCACCAAGCGAGCGCAAGAGGCGGCCATTGCCATCGTTACCGACGCAGATGGCAACGTCCTCGGTGTCGTCCAACATTCCACCGGTTCGCTGAACAGCACCATCATGTCGCCGAGGGATCTCCTGGGGGTGGTACACGATTTCCCCGGTGCGGCCGAAGTCTGGTTTGCCCACAATCATCCGAGCGGAGATCCCACGACGTCGCGCACCGATAGGGAGATAACATCATCTCTGACCGCGTTGCTCGATGGATCGGCGATTAAATCAAGGGGCATGATTGTTGTCGGCCAGGAAGGAGGAGCGGTTTGGACCAAGGGGAAAGGCGACAGGAGTGAAAGTATATCGCTTAGTTCATTGAACACGGACAAAGAGCGCACCAGGGAAATAAAAACCTATGAAAGGGAGATTGTCAAATTACCTTCGTCTAATCCTATTGCCGAACCGGCACATGTGATTAATTACGCCCGTTCGTTTGGGGACGGCGATTCCGGCATTATTATTCTCAACTCCCAAATGAAGCCGGTTTCTTTTATCCCCATGTCGCTGGCCGACATGGCCAAGTTGAAAACCGGCGACCCCGCGACAGGTTCATCGTCGATCATGTCCGCCTTTCACAAGGGGAACGGCGCGTCAATGATCATGATTGTCCCCACCGTTCCCGGCAGCCTGGCCGCGGCACGAAACGTTGCAGCCTTTGGCAATATGTTGGACGCGCCCCTGGGCGATGTCATCTATGCCGGGAACGGGCTTTCATTCAATAATACCGGCCGCATGCCTGAAATTTTGAACCGCTTTTATCAGGGGGGCGATGTCAAGCGCGGTTACATCCGTTTCGACAGCACCCGCAATTTCGAGATCGGTCTGCTGAAAGACGCCAACCTCTCCACGTTCATACACGAATCCGGCCATTTCTTCACCGAAGTCCTTGGCGACCTGGCCGAACGTCCCGATGCCCCCCGGCAAATCAAGGATGATTACGCCGCCCTGCTCAGGTTTGCCGGGGTGGAATCCCGTGACGCAATCCAGGCGGAACACCACGAAAAGCTTGCCAGGGCCTTTGAGGCGTACATCAGGGAAGGGAATGCCCCGAGCGCCGGGATGCACTCCGTTTTCCAGCGAATGAAAGCCTGGATGATCGGCGTTTACAAGGACATGACCGCCCTCGATGTCCAATTGACTCCGGAGGTCCGGGACGTGTTCGACCGCATGCTGGCAACCGATACCGAGATCGGACGGATGCGCGCCGGGGAGGATATGAAGCCGCTCTTTGCCACGGCGGAAGATGCCGGCATGTCCCCGGCGGAATTCGAACGGTACCGCAATGACGCCGAACAGGCCGGGGAACTGGCAAAGGAACAATTGCTTCGCAAGCTGATGGCCGAGAAGGACCGGGAACAAAAGTCCTGGTGGAAGGATGAGCGTAACAAGACCTGGGCAGGGGTGGAGGGCGAAGCCAAGGATGATGCGGTCTATCGGACATACCAGGTGCTCACCACCGGCAAGACCTTCGACGGCCGAGATATGGGCGATATCAAGCTCTCCCGCCCGGACTTGGTGAAGATGTACGGAGAGGACTTCGTCAAGAAGCTGCCCCGTGAGTTCCAGCGCGTTTATTCCAAGGAAGGCGGGCTGCATCCGGACGCGGTTGCCGAGATGGCCGGGTTCGGTTCCGGTGATGAGATGGTCCGCAAGATGGCCGGGGCGCCCAAGCTGAAGGATTACGTCAAGGCCGAAACCGACCGGCGCATGCGCGAACGTCACGGCGACATGATGGCGGACGGTTCCATTCATGAACAGGCCTTGAAGGATGTGCACAACGACGCCCAGGCCAAGGTCGTGCTGACGGAGCTACGGGCGATCCGGCGCAAGGCCGGGGAGGCCGGCCCGAACGTCAAGGCAACGGAGGAGAGGGGCACCGCCGATGCCACTACCCGGACGTTCCCGGCGGAAGGACGTGTCAAGGCAGCCCGGGACCGCGCCGGGCGTAACGCCATGCTTGAGTCCATACCCCCTGTCCATTTTTTCAGAATGACCGCCTCCGAGACCATGGGGGCGAAACGGGTGGCCGATATCCAGCCGCACCTCTATGCCCATGCCGCCGGGAAAGCGGCGCAAGAGGCGTCCGAGGCGGCGGCAAAGGGGGATTACCGGAGAGCGGGCGAAGCAAAATACCGGGAACTGCTCAACCATTACCTCTACAGGGAGGCGGACAGGGCAAAGGATTTTACGGACAAGGTGCAGGCCTACGCGGCCAAGATGGGGTCCGGGAAGGAACTGGGCAAGTTCGTCGCGGGCAGCCAGTTCCTCGATCAGATCCGGGCGATCCTGGACCGTTACGGTTTCGGCCGGACAGCCAATAAAGAGGCTGACGCCAGGATGGAGTTCCGGGAATCCCTGGACGCTTTCCTGCGACGCATGAAGAATGAGGAGGGCGTGGAGCTGCCGATTCCGGATGTCATCCGCCAGGAAATCCAGCGCACTAATTATCGTAACCTGTCCATGGACGGGCTGCGCGGAGTCTATGACTCGGTGCGGATGCTGGAGCATGCGGCGCGGCAGATCACCCAGGTCAACGCCGGGGGGCGCAAGGTGGAGGTCGCCGAGGCGGCTCTTTCCCTGTCGAATATGCTGCTCCGCTCAACCAGGGGCGCGGCTGACATGGCGCGGGGGAGCGACGGAGCAGGGGCACTTTTGAACCGGGTAAAGGATGTCGGCCTGGATATCCCGGTGCTGTTGCCGGAGTTCATGTTCGGGCGCTTCGACGGGCTGAAGAAAACCGGGCCGTGGCACGAATTCATCCGGGACCGGTACAACGACGCCGTTGATCACCAGATCGGGCTGCGGGACATGATTTTTCCCAAAATCATGGAGTATGCCCACGGCAATGACATCGACCGGAGCATGGGCAAGATCCATATCGATTCCCTCAACGCCGATCTGGTCAAGGATGACATTATTGCCATCGCCCTGAACTGCGGCAACGGGAGTAATCTTGACGAACTGATGCGCGGGGGCCTGCGATTCAGAGGGGATGAAGCACCTACGCCGCTCGATAGCGAGGCCCTTCAGGAGATCCTTACGCATTTGTCGGCCACGGAGATCGACGTGGTGAACGGCATCTGGAAAACCATCGACCTGCTCAAGCCGGAGGCCGCCGAGTCGGCGCGCAAACGTACCGGGGTCGAGCCGAACTGGATCGGGGCCCGGCCGATGGAGGTCAAGAACGGGACCCTTGAAGGGGGCTACTATCCGGTGAAATACGATCCCCGCTACGGCGTGGACGGAGAGACTCCAGCCGATTCCTCGATGCTCGACCGGATGTTCAACAAGTACGCCACCAGCACCACGCGCCAGGGGTACCTGAAGGAACGTGGCGCGTTCGCGGTTCCCCTGTCGCTTGATTGGCAATCCATCGTCTCCCGTCACCTTGACGAGGTGATTACCGAAATCTCCCATGGGCAATTTGTCACCGATACGCGGCGCTTGCTCAAGCGCCCCGAGGTCAAGGACGCCTTCAATGACCGCCTGGGTTCCGCGTATTACAAAAACCTGCTGGATTGGGTCGGATATACGGTCAACCAAGACGACGTATCGCCGGAGGTCTCGGACGATATCGAAAAGTTCCGCAGGCAGATCAGAAACAATATGAGCACCTATGCGCTCGGCTTCAAGGTGGCCAACGCTCTCAACGAGATGGCCGTCGGGATCCCGCCGATGATGAAGCAGGTAAAGATCGCAAGTGCATTCAAGGGCATCATGCAGTTCATGCGCAATCCGGTGGAAGCAACAAGGTTCGCAACCCAGGCCGGCGAATACATGCGAAACATCGATAAAAGCCTTGACCGGGACATTGCCCAGGCTTTACATCCCCTGGCCGGGCCTCACGGCGTTGCCGACGATATCCGCCAATGGTCGATCGCGGCCCGTACATTCATACAAAAGATCGGCGTCGTCATGGCCTGGCACGCCGGGTATATCGACGCCCAGGAACAAGGGCTTCAAGGCGACGCCGCGGTCAGGAACGCCGATTCAGTCTGCCGCATGACGCAGGGGACGGGCCGGGGCGGGGATGCCTCCGTCGCGCCGCGCGACACGGACATGAAGGAATTGGCTCGGTTCATCGGCCCGACGATGAAAGACTACCTTGGCCGGGCTGGGATCAATCCGGACAGCATGAACTATGAGGAAAAAAAGGCGGTTTCTGCGGCGCTAGGAGGTAAAGATCTTTATCAAGATCACAAGGCTTGGCACAACGTACAAAAGGCTCAAGAATGGTTGGCAGTTCTGCAGCCCACTGTTAGCGACCGAATAGCCAAAATTCTTAAGCCTTCTCAAAACATTAGACCATTTTCCAATGATGCTGTCAAGCAGTCTGGCGAACAGGTTTATTACCAATCCGTTTCCCATGCGTCGGATAGGATTGCTACGGATATTGATCCCGCTACGGTATCGATGAGGAAATATCCCGCCACAACTCGTGCTGAAAGTATTCTTTCCAGCCTTGGCCCCAACGTCCGAAACGATGGCAGGGTATCTGATTTACAGGTAGTTGAATCTCCTGTTTCTGTCAAGGCGAACGATGCCAATTTCCAGGCCGGGCTTGCCACCCTGCTGGCCGGGTACGTGGCCAATGCAATGATCTCCGGGATAACGAGCGGGAAAGAGACAGATAAACTCGACAAGCTGCCGTCATGGATCCTGGCGCGGCTCACGCTTGGCCTGTTCGACGGTTTCCCGCTCATGCGGGATATGGACGGGTATGCTGAAAGCGGGATAACAGGCGGTAAGGGGAATGAGACGAGACCGTCGTCCGTTCTCCAGTGGAGCAAGGATGCCGTTGACGGCTTCACAAAAACCGTAGAGGCAACAACCGGCGACGGGGGATGGAACAGGACGGTTATGCATGACGCAAAGACTGCGGGCGGAGCAACGGGTTTGCCGGCCCAGGCCGGTTCCACGATTGGCCGGTATATCTATGACGTGCTGTCCGGTGACTATACCCCGGAGCATCCCTGGTCGCAGGTGATAATGAAGCGGATGAGAGATGAGGAAGACGGATGAGAGATGAGACCTCATCTCTCAACCCTCATCTCTCATCTCTCATCAGATTTTAAAAAGGGAGGTGTTAAAAGTGGCAGATTTTAATGCAGCTCACCAGCAGGTTATGGGAAACGAGGGAGGGTACGCCAACAACCCGGCCGACGCCGGAGGAGAGACCTACAAAGGGATTGCCCGCAAGTTCTGGCCGCAATGGGGAGGGTGGAAGCTCGTGGACGGGGTCAAGGCCAATACCGTCGAGCCGCCTACACCCGGCACCCAGGCGTATCAGAACTATGTGGCGTACCTGAACCGGTGCCTGGCCGGGCTCACATCCCTTCAGCAGTTGGTGCAGGACTTCTATAAAAGGAACTTCTGGGACAAGTACCGGCTGTCCGAGGTCAACGATCAGGCCGTTGCAACCTGGATCCATGACCACGTGGTCAACGGCGGCGGCCGGGGCGCCATGTGGATACAGGAAGCGGTGGGGGTGAAAGCGGACGGGGCAATCGGGCCGCAAACCATCCAGGCGATCAACGCAGTCGATCCGAAAGCACTCCTCCGGAAAGCCTGTGACGTGGCGGCCTTCTACCGGCTGGACCGTGCCTCTACCGACCCTTCACAGGTCCGGTTCCTTCCGTCGTGGCTCCGGCGCGACGGGGTATCGGCTGAAGAGATCCAACAAGTCATGCAGGCCGCCAGGGACGGACTGACCTATGACAAGGTGGCCGCACTCAAAAGGCAGATGAGGGATGAGGGTTGAGCAAAGGCAGATGAGTGTTGATGGTTGAAGGTTGAGAACTCATCGCTCATCTCTCAACTCTCATCAGATTATCAACGCCGTGAGGCGTAAAGGAGGTATGAGGTGAAAATCTGGCTCTACAAAGGTAATGCTCTTTGGGCGCTTGTAATTGAGGTATGGACCGGCAAATACGCCCATATCGAGCTGGAGATCAAACCGGGGCTGTTTTTCAGCTCGACAATCGAAACCGGCCCGCGCATCTGCTCATTCGAGCAACTTACCTCGCAACATATGGATGATTGGGATGTGGTCAATCTCGGCACAATCGAGGCTGACAATGAGATCGTCTGGAAGGCGGCGCAGATGATGCTCAATGCCGATATGATCTACGGCGTCAAATTGTCTTACAACAAAGAGGGAATCGCTAAAAACTTCCTGCCGGTCCCACTCGTAGATCAAAATCCCACTCAGGATTTTTGCAGTCAGTCCGTCGCAACTGCGACATCCGCTATTCAGCTCTTCATGAACATGGTTATGGCCGAAATGTCTCCATCGAATTGTGGGGAGTGGCTGGCCAAATACCTGAGCAAATGGCAGGCGCTCAGGTTTAAAATCAACGAGGGGGAGTAACTTGAAAGATTTTTTAGGCCAGTATGATGTAGTGGAAATTATCTTTGCATTTGGGATCGTGGTTGCCGGCGTCTATGCCATGTATCTCAATAATCAAATCGCGCAGGGCATCTGTCTGGGCGCTGCCGCAACGTACATCAAAGGCAAAACCGTATCCAAGGGCACCGCAAGCCCAAACTAACCAGCCGGCCGGAGTCGGCGCAACCACCCGAAAGGAGCAGTACCATGACGTGGAGCGATTTTGTGGCAGATGTGGAGAATGTAACCCTGAAACTCAACAAACTGGCGGAATTGGGGTTGCCCGTGGCCGAACTGTTTTCCCCGGCCCAGGCAAAACCTGCCGAACAACTGGCCGCCAACGTGCTTCCGGCCATCGATCAGGCCATCCAGCAGCACCAGGCCGGGGGCGCCACGCAACAGACGGCAACGATTGCCCTGGCCACCGTGGCATCAACCATCGCAAATTCCGGTATCATTCCTCCGGAGATTGCAACGCAGATCAATGCGGCGGCATCGGTGGCGACCGGTCTCCCCGCGGCGGCATTCACCAACGCATAGGATAACGCCGGACATCGTAACGGGCGCTTCTCCTTACCCCGCCGACGTGGAAACGCCCCTGGGAAACCGGGGGCGTTTTGCCGTTCTTCCATTTACGGTTCAGAACTCGGCGTGGCGCGGCGTGCGCGGGAACGGGATCACGTCCCGGATGTTGTCCATGCCGGTGAGGTACATCACCAGCCGCTCGAAGCCCAGGCCAAAGCCGGCGTGGGGGCAGCTCCCCCAGCGGCGGCTATCCAGATACCACCAGAGCGGTTCCTGGGAGATGTTCATCTCGGCCATACGTGTTGTCAGCCGGTCGAGACGTTCTTCCCGCTGGCTGCCGCCGATGATCTCGCCCACCTTGGGGACCAGCAGGTCCATGGCGGCCACGGTGCGGCCGTCGCTGTTTTGCCGCATGTAGAAAGCCTTGATCTCTTTGGGGTAGTTGAGGATGAAGACCGGCCCCCCTACCACCTGCTCGCTCAGGTAGCGTTCGTGCTCGGTTTGCAGGTCCAATCCCCATGCCACCGGATAGGAAAACGCCGTGCCGGACCGCTGGAGCCGTTCGATGGCGTCACCATAGTCCATGCGGACGAAGTCGGCCTCGGCTACCTGACGGATACGCTCCAGGAGCCCCTTTTCGATCTGCTTGTCGAAAAACGCCATGTCGTCGGCACATTCTTCCAGGGCGAAACGGCACAGATAGCGGATGAATTCCTCGGCCAACTCGGCGTCGTCGGCCAGGTCGGCAAAGGCCATCTCCGGCTCGATCATCCAGAATTCGGCCGCATGTCGCGGCGTGTTGGAGTTTTCGGCACGGAAGGTGGGGCCGAAGGTGTAGATGTCGGAAAAGGCCAGGGCAAGCAGTTCCCCTTCCAGTTGGCCACTGACCGTGAGGCCGGTTTTCTGGCCGAAAAAATCCTGGTCGAAATCAGGCTGCCCCGCCACCAGCGGCGGCACGACCGCATCCAGGGTGGTCACACGGAACAACTCGCCGGCCCCCTCGCAGTCGCTGGACGTGATGATGGGCGTGTGGGCGTAGAGAAAATCCCGCTCGGCGAAGAAGCGGTGAACGGCCTGGGCCAGGCGCGAACGGAGACGGAACACGGCGCCAAGGGTGTTGGTCCTCGGCCGCAGGTGGGCGATGGTGCGCAGGTATTCGAACGTGTGCCGTTTTTTCTGCAACGGATAGGCCTCGTCGGCCTCGCCGATGATCTCGACGATGGTGGCGTGCAGTTCCCATTGCTGCCCGGCCGCCGGGGATGCCATCAGCGTGCCGTGCACACGCAGGGCCGCGCCGGTGCCGAGACGGCAGACGGAGTCGAAGTTTGCCAGCCCCTGGTCGGCCACCACCTGGAGCCCGGCCATGTCAGAACCGTCGTTCAGCGTGACAAAGGCCACTTCCCTTGAGGCGCGCACCGAGCGCACCCATCCTGCAACCACGCATTCCCGGCCGCTTGCGCCGTTGGCCAGAAGTGTCCGTATCCGAGTTTTCAT